AAATGCACTTTTAACAAATGGAGTGTTTTTGCAAAAATCACAATTTGGGTCAAACTGACCTATAGCACTTAGATTATCCAACTTGGATTTAACACCAACTTTCATTAATTCTATCTTGTTAGTAATCTCACGTTTTTTATCTAAAGCCGTTCTCCACTTATCATAGTGTTTAGTAGCATTATCAATATCAATGAGTTCCAAATTAGATTGAAGTTTTTCTAATTTGCCTACATTTTCACTTTGATATGATTTATACTTTTCAATTTTTTCTTTATATTCAGATATTTCTGATTTAATCATTTCACATTCAGATGTAAGGGCATCGATATCCAAATCAACATCTATTGTTATTAAGTTTTTGTTTAGTTCATATAAAATTTCATCAGTTTTATCAATCTCTGATTTGATGGCGTTCAACTCAATCAATTTAGAATTACGAGCAGCTTCATATCGATTTAACAAATCTTCTTCATCAATCAATTGTTGGTCATAGTCAACATTTTTGAAATCACGTAACAACGTAGTAACATCTCGAATGTCATCACTTGCCAAATTATAAAGTTCCTCAAAAATTGAAATATCTAAAAACTGAGCTAATAAGTCCTTACGTTCCGTTTGTGATTTTTCAATAAACCCAGAACTATCATTTTGTACTGACATTGAGGTCAGTACAAAATCATCATATGTACCCAATAAAGACTTTATGTTTCTATTTGTATCTCTACGTTGTTCGCCATTCAAAGAAACAGTTTGACCATTTTCAATAGTCCAAAAATTTACATTTACCTTTACAGTTCCATTTTTTTGTTTTTTGGCAATACGTTCTACAAAGTAGTCTTTTCCATCAACTTCAAAATTTAGTTTACAATGAAAATTAGATTTTTTGTTATTCATGATGTCAAGAGCAGTTCTACCACGACTGCACTTGTCAAATAAACAAAACGAAAGAGAATCTAGTATAGCAGATTTTCCAGTATGGTTTGGAGCAAATAACCCAACAATACCATTTGATTTGGTAAAATCAATGGTGTTATTTGCTCCATAACTAAACATATTTGAAAACTCAAATAATTTTGGTTTCCAATTTACATTACGTGTGATTTCAATACCACTAAGATTGTTATTTAATTTTTTGTTTATCTCATAAATTGTATTGATAGTATCACTATCAACTCCATGATGTTTACTAATATATTCACGTAACAATTCATTTTGATAATTTACATCACGTATATCTCTCGTTATAGCTTGCGATGATTTACTCTGACCAACACTACTGATTCTATCTGTTTTTACTGTAGTAATGTCGATTGGTTTACAAATACCTTTAATTTCTCTGATGATGTTTTTTAACTCGGCTTGAGTAGTGTTTGTTGTCTTGATTCTAAGTCTAGGATATTTGGGTAAATTTGATATAGTTGGTAAACACCCATCCACAACTTCAATTGTGTAAAACCCCCACTCGTTTTTAAAATCAACAAATTCACATGATTTTGTATCTAAATCCCATATTGCACATCCGTGATTTTCATAAGACTCTCCATGATTTTGTTGCAATAAAGAACCAGGTTGAAGTATTGTTTTTTCTTCATTATAAAATTGTCGTTTGTGAATGTCACCAAGCATTGCTATATCATATCCATCAAACATTGTAATGGGCAAATCTTTATTTGAAACTCGATACCCAACATCTGTAATAGACATATCCAAGGCACCATGAAACAAAGCAATCTTTGTTTTGGCTTCAAATGAGTCTGCTTTAATGTAAGTACTTGGTTTATCAAAAATACCAAATACAACAAAATGAACATCTGCTATTTGATATATTCCAGAATCTTTAAGATAATGTAGATTTGGATTATTGATACTTTCAACAATTGGTGAAAGCGTATCCAACCTAGATGGGTTATTTAGATTAGCATCATGATTTCCAGTTATCAATATTGTGGTTCTACGGTTGGCCAAGTTGTTTAGAAAGTCACTTGTAACCTTTATCAGTTCTGGTGAAATATCAGTTTTACTGTGAACAATATCACCCCCCACATATACTATAGAGTTTTCAGGAAGTTTATCAACTTCCTTATATAGTTGTTTAAAAACACTAATGTACTCTTTGTGTCGTTGATAGTTTCTGATGTGAATATCGCTTACATGAAGTACTTTATCAATACTATCAAATTTATATGGTATGATTTTAGTTTTCAAATTTCAATTCCATTATTTTATACAAATCCAATTCAACTGATTTTTCTATCATAGAAGTAACCACTTGATGTCCAAGTTCACTTGGGTCTTTATCTCCCATATCAATCAAATGAACTGATATACCGTTATTCATAAAATATTCTGCGTGTTCTATGGACTGTTTAATAGCATCACCATCTAAGAGAATATTTATACGACTTACACCTTCTTCAATTATCTTCAACTTCAATGATGTTGGAATAAATTTACCAAACAGAGGTATTGTATTATCACCAACTGCTATAGCATCAAACATACCCTCAACAATGTTTATAGGCTCATTCCAATTTATCAAAAGTTCATTACCAATTATATCCTTCGATACCATTGGATTTTTGTGTTTCATACCCCCATCATAAAACGAACGACCCACAAAATAATTTAAAATACCATTTTTATCATATGATGGTAATATAATCATACCAGCATATGGACCATCTTCACAATACCCAATATTATAACGAAGTATATCGTATTTACCTATATTTCTTCTTTTAAGGTATTTTACTGCATTTCTGTAATCTGGAGAACGGTATGAACCAGCCCAAATTGGCATGTATTCTAACGGTAATGATACTGTTTTTTCAGAAGGCTTTTCAGATTTACTGGATATTATTTTATTTCCAAAAATTTTATATAACTTATCAAGATGTATTTTATCAGCTCCCATCTTGAAGAATAGTGTATCCAATTTTACACCAGCTTTACCACATACCCAACAATGATATTTACCAGTGTTTAGATTTACACTAAGTTTCTTTTTATTATGAAAACAATATGGACAATGTACAAGATACTCATCATTTTTGACAGACCCCTGTTCATTGAACACTTGGTTTAGTAGTTGAATCAATGTATTTTTCATCAACATACAATATACTCAATATAATTGATTTATCCAAATCTTTTTCTAACAATCTCAGAAATGATTTGTTTTTCAGGCGGTGTGTGTTTGGTACCTAAAAACTTCCTACTACCTATAGCACTGTTATAAAATTCAAATTCACCATTTGCTAAAACTCTAGTAAGTACATCAAACTTGTGTTGTAAATTCTCTTCTAAATAGTTAACCTCGCCTCTAGTATTTCCAAACTGTAGTATTTCAAACTTAAAATTATTGATACCAAATTTAATAATATCATCATTCAACTCATTCGATGACGATGTATATTCTCTCCAATTTGATTCTTTTTTGACAACCTTTCTACGTTGTTTGTTTTTTTGTTTTACACGTCTAATGGTTTCAAAATATTTTCTACCTATGTATTTTTTATTAGTAATGTTATTGGTTATCAAATAGACAAACCCCACGGCACCATCTGGCGGTGTATCAAGTAGTTTATCATCAAATAACCAATTAACCATCAATAATTAGAAAGTATATCTAAAACAGTATTGATAGCCTCATGTCTGTGATTTTCTGTAAGTTTAGTTACAAATACGTAATCACAATCACGAAACTTTGGTAATTCATTTATGGCAGAATGGTTTCTATCCTTCAAGTCAATCTGTTGCGAATCACCAGTAAAAATCATCAAACTATTTTTACCTAATCTACCCACACACATTTTTAACTGAGATTTGGTTAGGTTTTGAAATTCATCAACAATACAAACAGCATTTTCAAATGTTCTACCTCTAAAGTGGGCAAGAGAAACCAATTCAATATCTTCACTGGATTCCAATTTATCCAATATTTCAGGTTTGTTGTAAACCTTTCTCATATTACTTTTAATTGGAACCAACCACGGATTCATCTTTTCCTTTTCACTACCTGGTAAAAATCCATTATCCTCAGTTGAGACGGTTGGACGTGTCATGATTATTTTATTAACCTGACGTTTGAAAAACAAATCCAATGCCACTTGCACTGCTAATAAAGTTTTACCACTACCAGCCTTACCTATTACAAAAGAAAATGGATGTTGTAATATTTGGGCTTTTGCTTGTTTTTGTTCTTCTGAAAGTGTAAGTGAAAATCGTATGTTACCTTTTGGTGCAACCTTTTCGATGTTTTGTTTTTTAGTACTCATGTATCAAATCTTACCATGAATGTTATATCGTAATCAATTGGTTTTTTTATTGGTCTTGCCATTTTTCCAACTGCCAATAATTCATTA